GTCCTGGCGCACCGGCCGGCGCGCCGGCCGCGCCCACGCCGGCACCCATTCAAGGCTCGTGTCGCGGCCGCCGTGGCGCAACAGCGCCGCCGTCGCGTACACGTCGAGATCGAGGGTTTCGTTCGCGACGCCCGCCGGCCGCACCCACAACTCGTTGATCTTTTTCTCGGCCGTGAGCTCGTGCAGATACTCGACCGCCAGGTCGCGCGGAAAATGGTAATGCCCCGGCCCCGGCGAGCGCCGATGCAGCCGCGCGTCGATGATGTTTTTCAGGCGATGCACGTTCGGCACGAAAAGCTCGGGATCGTCGCTGCCCGGACGGCGGCGCTTGGCGTCGGTCGAGGGCGGCGGCAGCAACCGCGCCTTCGGATTGTTCCCGCCCTTGACCAGCATCAGCGACGTGGCCGGCACGCCGAGGCGGCGCGCCGTGTGCCAGAAATGAAAGGCGTTGTCGGTCACGCCCTCGACGCCGCCGGTATCGATCGCCGTCGTCAGGACCGGGATGCTCGTCTCGGGATCGGCGGCCAGCGGATAGCGGCGCCAAACGACCTTGTTGACCAGCGCGCCCCAATGCTCCGAATGGCGGCCGGGATCGACCGCCGTCGTGCCGTCGTCGAGCGCCAGAATCGCGAACCGGTCGACAAGCCAGGATTCGAGTCCGTCGCCCCAGCCCTTGACCAGAACCTCGAAGCGGTTGCCCTGCACGTCCACGGCCGCGGTCAGGACGACGACGCCGGCCGGCACCGTGCCGCGCTCGTACTCGCTCGCCGCGGCGCGGCCCGCGAGCTCGTCGGCCTCGACCGGGTCGGCGTCGGCCAGGCGCGAGCGGTAGTTTTTCCCGACCTTCGTATTCACGAAGGCCCGCAAATCTTCCTCGTCTTGCGTCCGCTCGAACGCGATTTCGGCGGCCCGGCATTGTTCGGCGAGATAGCCCCAGGACGAAAACCCCATGAGGCCGTCGATCGAAAAGCTGGCGATCGACGTTTGCGGCGGCGCGCCCACGATCTCGCCCTCGGGCGTCACGCCCAGGCCGCGCGGCACCCATACGCCGCTCGCGATCAGCGCCGCCTTTTCCGTCGACTCGTGAACGCCGCCGCACCGCCGACAGGCGACAACGGCCGATGCCCTGGCATCGTCGGGCGACCCGGCACGGTCGAACGTCAAGCACTCGTCGAAATCGATCTCGAAACGGTCCCGGCATTGCCGGCAAAGAACGTGCCAGCGTTCATCGGTGCCGCTTTCGACCAGCGCCTCGATCCCTCGGCCGATCCCCTTCGACGGGCTCGAATTCACGAAGGTCAATTCGTGACCCTCGAACGTCGTTTGCCGGCCGCGCAGCAGCATGAGCACATTGCCCTCGCCGTCGATATCGTCGGCGATCGCGTCGTAATCGTCGATCCGGCCGCGCGGGACGGGCCGGGCGCGAAGCTGCGCGGCGACCGGCCAGACCGCGAAGAAATTGCAGCCGTAGAATTCCTTGCTGAAAATGTTGTCGGCGCTCGGCGTGTCGAGCTGCTTCGCCCGCAACTCGGGACACTCGCGGATCATGCGGTTGATCTGCGTCACGACGTAGGACCGTACGATCTCCTTGTCGGCGCCGACGAAGATCATGTCGGCCGGGTCGCACAGGACGGTTTGCAACAGCCAATTGTCGCCGATCGCCGATTTGCCCGACTGCGCCGGCCCCTTGACCGCGACCGTCGAAAATCCGCTGCGCGTCGACAGGCACTCCATCGGCCGGCGCAGATAGGGCGCCGCGTCGAACGTCCACGGCCCCGAATAGCCGCCGCCGGGATTGTAGAGCCGGCGGTATTTGATCGCCGCCTCGGCGACGTTCAACCGCTCGGGGACGCGCAATTGCGCGAAGCCCCGCGCGGCCATCGCCGCCGGACTGGCGAACCGGATCGGCTCAAGCTGCGACGAGGACGCGATCATAGAACCCCACGTCGCCGAGGCGGTCGGCCAGGTTGTCGAGACGGCGCTCGATCATCGACTCCAACTCGATCCGCGCCTCGCGGTCGAGGCTGCGGCGCTTGGCGAATTCCGCCGGCACCTGCAACATGCCGTTGCGGACCTCGGCCACGGCGGCGGCGACGATGCGCTCTAGGGTCGCGCGCTCGATGGTCTCGCCGCGCTGGCGGCGCAGCTTGTCCGCCATCAACTGCGCCTCGAACTCGGCGCGCCGTTCGGTCGCCGTCAGTCCGGGCGCCGCGCGATCGTCGTCGGCGCGGTCGCCGAAAATCTCGCTGCGCCACAAATCCAACTGGCCGCGCCGATCGGCCTTTTCCGATTCGACCCGCTCGTCGTTCGCGCGCCACCACGCGACCACGTCGTCGAGATCGAATTCGTAGGCGACGCCGTTCGACCCGCGCGCGACGACCGGGAAATCGGCGGCCTTGCGGACGACCTCGCGCAGCGTATTGGTCGAAACACGCAGCACGTCCGCGAGCTCGGTCAGATTGACGGTGCGCTCGGCCATAGGAATAACAACCCCATCAACAACGACTCGCCCCGGAAAATACCAGGACCCCACATACCTTTTGCGCTTGCCGACCGTGACGCAAAGGTTAACGCCGGGAGGACCCGCGGCCTTCGACGGCGGCCGGTCCTGGCCGCCGTCGTTGCCCCGCGCGCCGCCATACTTGACGGCATTGATCGGCGCGCGGCCGATGCCGCGCGCTTCGCCCTCACGGTGTTATAGAAGCGGCCGGCGGCTCCGGCCGCCCGCCTTGCGTCGGCGGCAACGAGGCCGCGCCGACGCCGGGGATAGGATGCACGGGCGGGACTTGAACCCGCGACCTCGGCGGTATGAGCGCCGCGCGCTGCCAACTGCGCCACCGTGCGGCAAGGCCCGGAAACGCGGAACGGCGGCCCCGTCGGGGGCCGCCGTTCCATCGAGTCAAAAGTCAGCGTGATGGCAGAGTGTCAAGGGGTTGGTGGTCTGTCAAGCCCTTTCCCACGGGGCGGCCGGGGCGGCCGGCGGCAGCGGCTCGTGGCTTTTCAGGTCGCGGCCGCGCAAGGCGCGATAGACCGCCTCGACGGCGGCGTGCCATTCGATGTAGGCCCGGCGCAGGACGACCAGGTGTTCGGGCGGGTCGGCGAGCTGGATCGGGCAGAGGACGGGCCGGCGGGTCTGCCGATCGCCGAGCCAGATCGTGACATAGCTGCCCTTGCGCGGCCGGCCCTCGCCATCGTAATTCGGCCCGTGCGTCCATTGCGGCTGGTAGTGCGGGCGCCGGCCCTCGCCCCAAGGCGGCCGCGTCCCGGTGCTGGCGCAAGCGATGACCAGCCCGCGCAGGCCCCGCGGCAGCGCCATCACCGCCTCATGCACGGCCTCGGCGTCCTCGTGCAGCGCCCCGGCGTCGGGCGCGCACCGGTCGATTTGGCAGCCCAACTCGGCAAAGCCGGCGATCCCGGCCGGGCCGTCATAGACGCCGATCCCATCGGCCCCGGCCTCGACCGCGTAGAGGCCCGCGCCCCGTCCGACCACGATATGCGCCTTTTGCCGCCGATAGGTCCATTCGAGCAGCGCCTCGGTGTCGATCCGGGTTTTCGCCGCCGGGCGACCGTAACGCCGACCGTAACAAAAACCGTAACGGGCAAACCCCTGGTCCACTTATACTATCTCCATTTGTTACGTTGTTACGGTTGTTACGGTCATTCACAGTCACGTACGCGCGCGCGCATATAGAGGCAAATACACCGTAACGACCGTAACAACGTAACATTAGTAAAAAACGCCAATCGTCCCAAGCACTTGCCCCGTTACGGTTTTTGTTACGGTCGTGTTACGGTTTTGTCCGCCTCGTCGTCGGCCGCGACGTAGGCGAGCGGAATCCAGGTTGCGCGCTGCAAAACGCCGGCGAAGCGCACCGGATCGGCGCCGCGCACCGAACCGAACAGCCGGCCGAGGCCCGTCCGCCAGACCTTCCGGCACCACGCCGTGCCGCGAAACAGTTGTTCGAGCCCCTCGTGCGAATTGGCGACGCACACCCATTGCGCGCCCTGGTCGTCGGCGACGACGCGCAGGCCGTAGGTTTGCAGCACGCGGCCGACTTCCTTGTTGCCGACCGCCGCCGCCAGGCGCACCGCCTCGCCGACGCTATAGCGCCGCCGCCGCCCGGAAAAATCCTCGATCAAGTCGAGCGGCGAGCTCAGCAGGTGCGCGAGGCATTGCTCCGGCCCTTCCTCGTCGCGGCGCGGCGCGTAGTCGCTCGGCAGCAACCGCTTCGCCATGTCGGCCGCCGCCTCGGCCGTCGTCGCCGCGTCGGACACCAGCACGTCATGGGCGGCGAGCAGCGCCGCGAATTGCTCCGGCAGATGCGCCCGCCCGCCGGCGTCGAGCATGGCCGCGCGATAGACCTCGCGGTTGTCGGCCAGGCGCTTGAAACCGTCGATCATGCGCGCGCGCAAGGCCGCGCCCTGTTTCCTGAATTCCGCGATCCCCTCGAACACGCGCGGCGCGGCCTCGGCGTCGCGGTCGAACTCGTCGAGCTCCAACACCGTGACCCGCCCCATGTCCTGCGGCGGCAACGCCGGCGGCAGGATGCCGGAAAAACAGAAGCACCCGCGGATGCGCCAGGACTGCGCCCGCCCCTCGGCCGAGCCACGGACGACCGCGCCCTCGCGGTCGCTCGACCCGAGGCGCGCCAACTCGATCAAATCCTGCGCCCGCCGGTTGTCCGCGTCGTGCTCGACCTCGTTGACGATCACCGGCCGCGCCGCCCCGGCGAGCACCTGGCGGATGCCGGCGGCCGACGGCGCCGCCGCGCGATAGATCGCATCGCCGAGAATCGCCTCGGCCAGGTCGTCGAGCCAGTTTTTCCCGGTCCCGCTCTCGCCGGTGACGTAGATATGCGGCCGCCACGGCAGCGCCCCGGTCAGCACCGCGCAGCCGATCCATCCGGCCCACAGCACCGGCGCCAGGTCGCCCGCCGGCGACGGCGGCGAGACCCATTTCCATGCCTTGAGGAAGCCGACGAGATCGCGCCCGACCGCCGCCGGCGCCGCCTTCCTGGCCGGCCTCGGCTCGGGGCGCGTGCGCGGATAGACGAATTCGCCGATGCGGCAGCCGGCGGCGCGGCCCTCGTCGCCGGCGACGACGACGCGGTCGCCGAGATGCAGCACAAGCCCGCTCGCCGGATCGAACGGATCGACCAGCCAGGCCCCCGGCCCGCGCAGGTCGCGGTCGGGGTCGAAAAACCCGGCCTCGTGGCAGCCGCGCATCAACCACGCCCGCGCCGGCGTCAGATCGAAGCCGATGACGTTCTTGCCGCCCCGGTCGGTGCGCGGAAACACCGTCATAAGCCAGCCGTCGTCGCCGGCGAACAGCGATTGCAATTCCGGCTCGCTATGCTGGCGCGGCGCCAGCCCGCGCAGCAGGCCGGCCGCCGTCAGATACCAATAGGCGTCCTGGTCGTGGCCGAGCGCCAGCACCGGGCAGGCGCCGGTTTCCTCGGCCGCCTCGGTCGCCCGCGCCAAATCGCCGGCGGTCATGGCGCGCCCCGCGTGGTCGCCTCGAACAGCGCGATTCGCTCGCCGATCCAGCGCAGGAGCGGCACGGCCATCGAATTCCCGACCGCGCGGTAGCGCGGCCCGTCCTTCGCCGGCTTGCCGCGATAGGGCGCGAGCGTCCAATCGTCGGGCAGCCCCATCAACCGTTCGCACTCGCGCGGCGTCAGCCGCCGGACGGCCATATCGGCGACGTAGGATCGGCTCGATCCGCCGCCGCTCGCGCGGATGTTCGCCGTATCGTGCGGCCCCTCGAATTGCGATCCGCCCTCGCGGCCGCGCAGGTCGAAGGCCACCACCGGCATGACTCCCGCGTTGGCGTGGCTCCTGGCGTGAACGCCGGCGCGCAGGGTCGGCGCGATCTCGCCGGCGTCGCCGCCGTAGTCTTTGACGGTAAAGGCAATCGGCACCAGCGGCGTTCCGCGCCCCGTCCCGTCCTCGCTCGCGTCGAAGCCGTCGCCGCGCAGACTATGGGAGACGACGAAGATCTCGCTCCCGAAGTCGAGCCGACCATGCGGCCCGCCCTGAGCGTTCAGCGCCGTTGCGACCTCGATCGGCCCGCGCGTGTCGTTGCCGCCGAAGGCGATCAAGTTGTTGGCCGTATCGGCGTCGTTCCGGTATCCACTACCGCGCGAAGAGCCGCTTGCAATGGGACGGGCAACACCTTCCCCCGCTTCGCGGCTCGGCGGAGAATCCCCCGACAGCATCTCGCGCTCAAACAGTACGGCAGCAGGTGGTCGCCAGTCTCCAAGATGGCCGACAAGGAACACGCGCTCGCGCCGCTGCGCCAGACCGGCGTATTGAGCGTCCAGGCTTCGGTAGGCCCACCCATACCCGCATTGCCCCAGGGCGGCGAGGAAGGTTCCCAAGTCCCTTCCGCCGTTGACCGAACGGACGCCGGGGACGTTCTCCCAGACCAGCCAGCGGGGCCGCAGGCGTCGAGCAAGGCCAAGAAATTCGAGCGCCAAGTCGCCGCGCGGATCATCCAGGCCGCCGCGTCGTCCGGCGACGGAGAAGGACTGGCAGGGCGTTCCGGCCACGAGAAGGTCGATTGCTCCATCGGCGTCGTCCCGCCCTATCTTGGTGAAATCGCCGAACAGTTGCGGGCCGCCCGGCGTGCCGGCGCGAAATCGATGCGCCAGGACGGCGCGGGCGAACGGGTCGATTTCCGCCATGAACGCGCAACGCCAGCCGAGATCGCGCCAGGCGAATTCAGGGGCGCCGATCCCGGAACACACGGACGCGAACACAAGGCCCGCCTCGGTCGCCCGCGCCAGATCGCCGGCGCTCATGGCGAAAGCGCCTTCATGCCGCCGCCTTGAACCACAGAGGCGCGAGAGAGGATTTAATTCTCTGTGCCTCTGTGTCTCTGTGGTGAATCTTTATCGCGCTCACGCCGCCGCCCCGCCGAACTTGCCGACCTCGTCGCCCCAGGCCGACCAGCCCGGCCGGCGCGTCCGCGCGAACAACTCGGCGTAGGGACCGCCGACCAGGCGCTCGACGCGGGCGAACGTTTCGTCGGGCTTTCGGGAGTGCTCGCGCAACGGCGCCTCGATCAGTTGCGCGACCCCGGCGCCGATCCGTTTCGGCTTGCCGATCGTGCCGAGCAGGCAGATTTCCGGGTTGGCCCGCGTCCAAGTGCCGGTCCCGAAATGCCAGGCGCCGCGCGCGCGCCGCTTCGCCCAAGTAAAGGCGACGGTTTTGTAAGCAAAACCCCAAGACTCCATGATCCGAATACAGTCCGGCAACATCGGGTCGGTCGCCCACAGGAACAGCGCGCAGTCGGCCCGCGCCAGGCCCCCGACCGGCAGGGCGGCGAGCGCGTCGAGCGAGGCGCAGGCGTAATGCCGCTTCGCGCTCTTGCCGTCGCCGGCCGGCGACCAAGCCTCGAATGACCACGGCGGATCGGCGACGATCGCGCCATAGCCGAACATGTCCAAACCGCCGAACGGCCAGGGCATGACTAGGCGATCTCCTTCTCGGCGACGATCGCCCGGCCGCCTTGAACCACAGAGGCATAGAGACACAGAGGCGCGAGAGAGGATTTAATTCTCTGTGCCTCTGTGTCTCTGTGGTGAATCTTGGATTCCGTCATCGCCGCACGAGCGCCCTGATCTCGAACGCCGGCGCGCGGCGCAGCATGATCCGGCGGTCGATCTCGTCGAGGCGCGGCGCGTCGTCGCCTTCGAGGCAGGCATGGCCGTCGAACACCGCCTCGACCTTCCCCGCCGGCATGGCGAACAACAGCCGCGGCGCATCGATCAGGTCGCATTGCACGAGCACCCTCATTGCATTTCCCCCATGCTGGCGGGCTTGTCCGCCACCGCCTCGCCGCGCGTGCGCGCGAGCGCAGCGGGCCGGCGTTCGGCCACGCGGCGCCGGGCGAGCTCCGCCGCCGCCTCGCGGCCGGGATAGACGACGCGGCCGCTCGACAGCGTCACCGGCGGGCCGTCGTCCTCGCCGCGCGTGCGCGCGAGCGCAGCGGGGCGGCGAAGATCGACGCGGGCCACGCCGGGCGGCCCCATGGCCTGGCCGACCGCCGCCGCAACGGGCGCCGGCCACGGCGCGATTTCGTCGCCGTCGGCCACGGCGAGCGGCCGCGGGCGCGGCGTTTCGCGCAACAGCCGCGCCCGCGCCGCGCGCTGCCAGGCCAGGACTTCGGCGGCGTGGTCCGCGTCCGCGCAGACGAGCCGATCGCTTCCGAGCAGCAGGTCGGCCGCGTCCCGGCCGGACGGGTCGAGGATGCAGGCGCCGTCGTTCCAGCGCGGCCAGGCGGCGACGGTGCAGCACCCCGCGCGCCACCACTCGATCGGGCGCCGGTAGAGCCGCGCCGGCGCCTCGACCCTGCCCCTCTCTTGCTCCGGCGCCAGCACGTCGGCGAGGCCGGTCAGCCGCGCCCAACGGTCGGGCGCGACCGGATCGAGCGCGATCACGTCCAGCGCGATCAGCGCATCGCCGTCCCAGGCCAGGACCGGCAGGGTGACGACCAGGCCGCCGACGCGCAGATCGTCGATCGGGATCTCCTGCCACGCCGCCCCGGCCCGGCCCGCGTGGCCCGCGAACTCCGCCCGCGCCATGCCGGCGAACGAAGCCGCGATCGGCCGGCCGCCCGCCAGCGCGCCGGCGACGAGCCGTTCGCCCGGCCCCGCGACGGCG